GATGAACCACGATGTGGATGTGACCTTGATCGCGGTTGCTATACCGTACTGTGTAAGAGTTCTGCTGCCTGTGGTTCCTGCACCGACCAGATACATTGTGTCTGATGTAATCGCAATCGTTACTGTTCCCGCACCAACGACGATATAGGTTAGTGTTGTGCCGATTGCATAGTTGACTGATGCATTGGCAGGAATGGTTTGTGTGTTTGCAGACGGACTCGTGCAATAGATCTGTTTGTTCGCATCACTGAATACTGCCGTGTATGATCCACTTTGAGAGTTCTGTGGCACGTACGACGTATACGATGCAAGGTTAGTGACTGGCGTTGTTGATGTGACCGCAAACGGCGCTGTACCTTGTGCCGCTGAAAAGGTAACAGATGCGAATGACGGAGAGGATGTTGTGGCAATGCTCTGTGGCAAGCTTAAGGTAATAGCGCCAGTCGAAGCTGATGCTACTACCTGATTTGCTGTTCCTGTGATTGATGAAACACCACTTGCGCTGGCTGCTGCCCAAGTCGGCAATCCACCAGATAGTGTTAGGATATACCCGTTAGTTCCAGCTGCCAAGAAGGCTGTTGTTGATGCGGCAGTCTGATATGGAATTGATCCTGCTGCTCCACCTGAAAGGTTTGTAGCATTAGTTGCGGAAACACTTGCCCAGGTAGGAACACCGGAAACTAACTGAAGGCTATAGCCGTTCGTTGCCGTTCCTGCGAATGCAGAACTACCAATTGTTCCCGAAAGGTCAGAGTATGTTAATTGTAGAATGCCGTGGTCTGTTGATACGTAGTTGACTGTCATTGTTATTATCCCAAGTACTCAAGTCTGATGCGGCATGCGTACTGCATTGCTGTCGCTCCGCTTGATGCATATGCTTGGTTTTGTCCTACGGCATATTGAATGTTCGTTGCATTCTTCGCATTAATGATTACGTCTTGCGCTGCACTTGCAGAAGTTGTGTTGCCACTATTTCCCGCCGTTACCTGGACTGTACGAACAACGCTTGTGTCTTGATCTGTATAAATGATTTCTACGTCTGGTAGGGTTGAAGAGGAAGTCGCTGCTGTCGTTACGGTGCTATAGACAGAGACACGGTACAGTCCCGCCGATGGTGCTGACGTGATCGTTGTCGCGGCTACGTTTGCCGTTTGCGCTGTAAGGTTCGCTACCCCATAGATTGGCACCATGCCAATACCGGCAGTTGTCGTGCTGTTATATTTTGAAACGTATCCTGAACCTGAGATTGCAAAGTTGCCGTTATAAGACAACGATGATCCACCGGTTGAGCCTGAGTGAAAGATGTTTAACGTTGCTATTGGCTCCGTACCTGCCGCGTAAGTTGATTGAAGATAGAACGTATCATTGACCGATGCTGTACCACTCCATATCGTGCCACCTAGAGTAAGTTGGGGGCTGCTGTAATTTGTGCTTGAAGTTGCAGCGGTTGGATTTTGCAAAGTTAGATTGCCAGAGCCACTTATGGTTGTAACACCTGACAGTGCTCCTGTCATCGTTACTCCACCTCCAACGTACATACCACTGGTGTTGATACCTCCCGAATACAAAGTGCCCGAAACGCCAACCCCACCTGTGACGATTAGTGTTCCTGTGGTTGTGCTTGAAGCCGCCGTGCCAGCCGTCAATGAAACTGCGGTTGATGTTGTTGCCCCTAGTGCAGTTACGTTCGCAAGAGTTGCTGTAGATGCAAACGTAACAGCGCCGGTTGCTGCGGATACGCTTATGCCTGTACCTGCAACTGCGGATGTGACGCCCCCACCACCTGAAGCTGCGGCCCAGGTTGGAATACCCGAGGCAAGTGTAAGGACATAACCGTTTGTCCCTGCCGCCAAGAACGTTGTTGCGCCAGACCCTGTCTGATATGGTATTGAGCCATTTGCGCCACCTGCTAGGTTCGTGGCTGTTGTGCTACCTGACCCATTCGATGCTGATGTAATTAATCCCTTTGCATTAACGGTGATATTTGCATTGGTAAAGGAACCAACGTTTGAGTTGACTGTTGCCAGAGTATTGACCGAGCTACCAGAGGGCGAGGTGACGTCCCCTGTGAATGCTGGTAGCTGACTTGCAGCCAAAGAGCCTGATACCTGGCTGAATGAATAATCGTTTGCTGCTGCTACGACTGCCCCCGTTCTTCCAAAGACAGATGTAACAGGGTAGGTAATGGCTGTACTCGATGCTGCTGTGATTAAACCCTTTGCATTTACTGTGAATGATCCTGTGGCTGTTGCTGTTCCGAACGAACCAACATTGCTATTGACAGTTGCAAGTGTATTGACTGAACTACCGGCTGGGCTCGTAACGTCCCCTGTGAATGGGGGCAATTGGCTTGCTGCAAGAGAACCAGATACCTGGCTAAATGTATAATCGCCTGTTGTAGGTGATACGGCACCCGAACGTGAATTAAATGTCGTTACGCCAGTGTTGGCTACCGTTGTCGTGCCACCAGATGTTGTTAGAGATATTCCAGTACCAGCTGCCAATGTGTTTGTTGATGCCAAGGCAATTGTTGTCGTCCCACCCGATGTTGTTAGGGTAAGCCCTGATCCAACCGCTAATGTGTTTGTAGAGGTCAAGCCAATAGTGGTTGTTCCACTGGCGGTCGTCAGTGTTAGTCCCGTTCCTGCTGCCAACGTATTTGTCGCGGCAAGCGCAAGGGTAGTTGTTCCGCCAGAAGTTGTTAGTGTTAGGCCAGAGCCTACTGCCAACGTGTTTGTCGATGCTAAACCGATCGTAGTCGTTCCAGCTGCCGTAGAAAGAGCAAGTCCTGTACCCGCCGCCAATGTATTTGTTGAGGACAATCCGATAGTGGTTGTTGTGCCTGACGTTGAGGATGTAATTCCTGTGCCAGCAATGATGGTTGGAGTCGTACCAGCCGGTCCTGGTGGTCCTGGAATTATCAAGCCGCCTGCGGCGGCTAATGCATCCAGTTTGGCTGCTTGTGCTTTAAGGATTGTTGCTGTTTCTACATCTCCCTTTGAGATATATGGGAGACTGAGATTAGGGGTAAAGTCTCGAGCGATTGTGTATGACGCACCAGCTGCTGTTGCACCATAGTAGGGAATGCTTAGTACGAGTGTATTGGCACTACTTACTGATGCAATTTGATAAGTAACACCGCTACCAACTACTGTGAATAAATCGCCACTCGAAACATTGCCTGTAAATGTTGTCGTGTCGCCTGTTACTGTTGCGCTTCCGTTAGTGACATTTACTGTTCCCGTCCTGTATTGCGACATCCTTGTTCCTCATGCTTTTTTGTCCTGTATTTATGAGGAGAAGGAAGAGACAAAGAGTATTCGATAGTTAGTAGCCAAACGCCTGCCAAACGCAAACAAATCCACCACTATCGACACTAATATTGCTGTTACTTGCAGATGGTGCCTGTTGTAATACAACAGACGGAATACCTCCACCTCCTGTGTAAATTGGATTTGCTGTAAAACTTAAACAAACTGTTGGAAATGCCATTGGATAGGTAACGGTATTTGGATCGTGTCCGCCACCTCCACCAATCGTTCCACCAGAGGCGGTTGATGTTCCAAATTGCTGAATATAGACACGACCTGATTTGTCTGCTGGATACTTAATCCAAGTACCGTAGGAATTTGAACCTGTTTGGAAGTTCAGACCGCCAGCGAAATACGCATCACCACTAGTAGTAACATAGGAAACAGCATTACTTGTTGTACATGCCGCGTAGTTCGAGGCAGAGGATTGCGTAGGGCCTCTCCATTCCAAGAACTGACTTGAAGCCCCAAACCCTTCACCCTGAACTGTCATCGCTGTGCCATTGTTGATGACAATCAATCCATTGGTGAGGTTGATTGTGGTTCCACCACCACTCAATACCGCTAGCTGCGCTGCTGTGATAGTGTTCGCCGCAATATTGCCAGCAACAATGGTGTTGGCTGCAATCTGACCGGACGTAATTGAGTTTGCTGCGATCTTATCTGCTGTAATTGTAAGACCAACGATATTGGCACCAGTAATCGTCGCCGCCGCTATGTTTGAACCAAGGATAGTGTTTGCTGCAATCTGATTTGTTGTGATCGTCAAGGCTGCTATCTGAGACGCAGTGATCGTATTTGCTGCAATATTAGTCGCTGTAATAGTCCCTGCTGCAATGTTGGCTGATGTGATTGAGCCTGCGAGGATATTGCCGCCTGTGATTGTGTTCGAGGCGATCTGTGTCGATGTGATTGTTCCTGCTACAAGGCTGCTTCCTATGATTGTGTTTCCCGCAATCAAGCTACCGGTGATTGTTCCACCTTGAATATTAGCGCCGGTGATTGTCGATGCTGCAATCTGTCCTGATGTAATTGTTCCTGACGCAATGTTTCCCGCTGTAATTGTTCCTGTAGAAATCTGGGTCGATGTAATCGTTCCTGCCAATATGGACGCGGCTGTTACAGAGTTTGCTGCCAGTGCTGGCGCTGTGACGGCTCCTGTCGCAAGAATGGCTGCTGTGACCGCTGCCGTCGCTAGATTTGCTGTCGTGACCGCTCCGGCTGCAATAGCTGCTGTTGTTACAGCACTTGCGGCGAGTTTTGTACTATCTACGGCATTTGCTGCGATAATGGCATTCGTAACTGCTGCTGGTTGGATGTTGGCTGTAGCTACCGCATCAAGCGCCAACGCTGCATTGTTGACCGCTTGAGATGCAAGAAGCTCGGAAGTAATGGCACCGACATTGATATTGGCTGTCTGTACCGCTGCCTCGGCAAGTATTTCTGCCGTTACTGTTCCTGGTCCTAAATCAATTGTTGCAATTAATACGGTCGCGCATGTGTACTGACTCGAAACGTTTAGACCGGTTTTTCCGAACTGATCGTATGGTGAAAGATAGAAGTAGTATGTTGCGCCTGGTGTAAGACTTGGGAAAAGAGCTTGATTGTTTAGCTTTGTATCGATCAATAAAGGGCTTGTACTTGCAGATGCACTTTCGCTTGTACTTCCGTATATTAGACAGCCTGCATAATCCAAGTCCGTTGGTGCATTGAACGAAAGTGCAATGCTGTTTAGCATTCCAGTGAAGACGATTCCTGTTGGCACTGCTGGTGGCGGATTGCTGACAGATAATGATGCCGTCTTGCCAACTTGGTTTTGCTGTCCTTCTGCCGTTACGTTAATTGTAAATGCTCGAGCCGGCGATCCCCCTCCATCCTCTGAATTCATTTCTAACGTATAAGTGTAGTTGGTATTGACTGTTGTATCGTTGCGTCGCGTTGTACCGTCCGTGTTTAAAATCTGAATTAAGTAGTTCTTAAAGTACGGATTTAATGCACTCGAATCACCACCTTGCGGCTCACTGCCGACCTCTGGTGCTGACGTTGAAGTGATACGCCACTCGAACTTTGCATCCGCTCCAGTAAAGATATTTGAGGTTGGTGAGCCTACAATCTGCAAACCAGTCACCGCTGGCACCAAAGCCGAATAGGTTTCTGGAAGCTGCGTTGTTGTCCCTATCATTGCGTAGCTTGCTGTTACTGTTGGATAGGTTTCCGCCAGCTCGGCCAACGCTACCGGAGTCAGCTGTACCGTAATAGTCGTTGGAGCCGCAAATGTTGCTACGTAGGTTTGTCCATAGATTACGCCTTCATCAACGTACGGGCCATTACCGGTAGCCAACGCCAACCTTGCACCAACCGCTTGATGTAACGTCCAACCAATGCTAACGGTTACTTCTCTGGTTGTTGGATTCGTTGTCTCTGAAAACGTAATATTTGTAATAGTACCAACGCCCTGATTTAAGAGCGCTGGATTTGTATACGTCCAATCGGGATTTGTAGCAGAGTCATAGTACGCATCGATTTCATCACGACAAGTGAGTTTCACCCAGTTGTCAGCGTTACCCTGTGGTTCTACCGCAAGGACTTTCATCTTACGCCCTGGAGTCTGTGCCGGGTCAAATGAGTAGATTGCATCACGAGGTTGTAACGGACCATCAAGACCCATGTACGTACTTGGATTTTGCGATAGAGGAACAAGGAGTGTTAGCGTGTTTGTAACACCGGGCACGTTATCTACTTCTACCGTTTCAATTGTTCCGTCTGGATGACGAACTGATAGGTATGGTTGTGTTGATGCCGAAATAGTAACTTCGCGGTCAAGGACAACCGATGTTGTGGTCCCTGATGCTAGGCGCCCTGAATACGACCAGTTTGCAAGGTCGTGGCTGACCGTAATTACGTCTCCTCGATTAGAGACTAGTCCTTCAATATCCGTTTCGAATACAGTCGTCTTTCGGAATAAGGTCTGTGCCGATGCTTGTAGGTTTGCTTCTTGTGCTGCCTGTGTCTTGCTCGTAATACCAGGAATGAATACAGTTGATGTGTATTCTGGTGAAGTTACACCAGGGACGATCGCAGAGACCTGATCCTGTGCGTACTGTAAATCTGGATTTATGAACTGGACATTGATCTGCTGTGCAAGCTGATCGCTGGTATATGTGATTGTGAAGCTACCTGCCTTGATATTGCTCATTCCAAACATTTGCGTTACAGGCAAGCCTTCCTGGTCGTAGACAACGCCAAGAACGCCCTTGCTGAATGTCTTTGTTCCGCGACCTACTCTTGCAATCAGATTTAAGGCATCGTCGGAAGTAATTGCATCACCAAGGATGTAATTGAACTGAAGGCTATTGGCATCACACCATCCCGCCCATTCAATGATTCCTGCTATATCAATCTGTGAGTCTGCAAGTCCGCAGCCAAGAATTCGAACACCATTCGCGTCTTTTAAGCCTCTTGCAAACCAGAGGAACCACCATGCCGGGTTGCTCGTTGTAGTAGTGGACCATGTACCAGTTGTTGAATTGTAAACAGGGCACTTTGCGCTTACCTGTGCCTGCAATTGAGTGATTGTTCCGTTTAGCTGATTATTTGCCTCGATCTTTATTGCAAGTCGTGTCTGTCCGCTATAGTCCGTATTATCTGGTTGATAGCTCTTTAGCTGTGTCCAGGTTGTATCTGCATAATGTGTCGTATCATCAATGTCCGCCGTAAGACGTGTAAGCTTGATATCGTACTGCCCTGCTGCTGGCAGATTCGCTGTGAACGTCTCATAGTATGGAGTTGACGAATCGTTTGTTAACGTCCAAACATTTCGTGATTGGTAGTTCGAGTAGTTTCCTCTGTTGTAGTTATAGTTAGTTCCATTAGGAATACTCAATGGCCCAAGAGGTGTTGTTGTCTCACCTGATGAATTGACTGACGAACTCGTTGTAATTAAATCGGACCACTCGGTTGCGGTTGTCAGCTTGTATTGTGGATAGATTGTTACTGATTCACTGCCAAGGCTTCCATCACTGTTTGTGACAAAGAGAGAAGCCTGAATATCTATACCAACAGACGTGCAATTTACAGACGTTGTACGAGTGATAGGACCACCGGCTTGCGTTAATTGTGCACCCGTTGAGACATCAACATTTCCTGGAAATAGCGTAAGCGCACCATTCGTACTCCATTGTGTAGTGACATTTGAGAAGTTGGAGACTGGTGTTCCACCAATCATCAATGGACCTATTTCAAGATTACTGTACCCGAAGTTGAATATTTCGTAGAGGTATTGGTTGTTGCCTTCATAGACTACGTATGGATTGGCACCAACATCCGGTGCCATAAGGTACGTACCGAAGACAATCGGCATTGGTTGACCAACACGAGCTTGATTTGACGTTCCTGTGATTGCGTATGTTGGTGTAGTTCCATTTAATGAATTGCTTGGGAAAGATGGTCCTAAGAATTTGTTGATAAGCAATCCACCTACAACGAGTACCGCAGCGCCAGCAATAGCGCCCATTGTTGAACCATATGCTGCTACGAATGCTGAATCCGCACCAAAGGTATAGACGTCAAGAACGACCAGTGCAATTAAAGCAATAATGGAAAATACGTTTGACCCGCCGCCGCCCGATACCAAAGCCTTGATAGCTATATGGTCGGTCTCGTCAATGAATACGTTCTCGAATTGATCGTGGTCAATACGCTCGTCGTTTACAAAGACTGCTGTGTTGCCTTTCAACTCTGTTAGGTTGATATCGCACGCTACAAGTACGTCTTTAAGGGACTTGCCAACGAGGTCTGCCCTTATAAAGTACTGTTCGCGTCCATTAACAGGAAATAGCGGATTCTTGGTTTGTACGATTTGTGCCATCTAACTCGTCCTTGAGTTCAACCAAATCGTCCTTGATTCGGTAGTAACCTTGTATCTTTAGTGTGTATTTATGGATGTCTCTTACCTTTTGAAGGATCGTTCCGACTCGTTCCAAGTTGTGAAGGATGTACTCACGTCCATTTAGAATGACGTAGATCCCGACGTGATTTAGTAAGCGACCATTTGCCATCAAAGCGATATCACCATCCTGTGGAATCTCTACAGGTTCAAAGAGACTGATGACAGCTTGTATGTCGCCGTTTCTATTCTGTCCGGGCTCATAGAATAAACGATTAGGAAGTGCTACCTCCCGATGGTACTGCTCCCGCTGTACTTCAATGCAGAGCTCCGCACAGTCGTATGTTGGGGTATGGGGCTTGCCTATGTATGTGTTAGTCCAATGAATATTAGCCATACAGTCCTGGCGCTAGCTGAACACTGTATGTTCGGTTTGTTGCAAGCTGCTGGGATAAGTTGGTATAAGACAAAGTGCCGGATACGATACTGGCTGTACAACTGATGTTTATGAGATTCAATGTACAGGACCATTCAACATTATTTGGTGCCGAACGTAGGATAGATTCGATTGTTACAGTGGCGCCTGGTGCCCCGTTTGAGATTTCCAGCCACTGCATCAAGTCCTGACCAATGTTATCGATTGTCAGTGTTGCTGTTGGATCACCTGTCATTGGATCGCTTGGCAACGTAATCTGAAATGCGAATGCTTGGAACGTAATACCATTTGAGACAACATCGGCTTTATCGTTCACAACATAGATTGGTGTTTCGAGAGCCGCCTGATTAATAGTAAGTAGAATCAACGATTGTTCACCGGTGCTTACAGGGTTGGTTGCCTTTTTGAAGTTTGCGGAATACTGAGCCATTAGCCGTACACCTCGATAACCATTTGTACTGCCCAGTGGGAGACAGAAGCAGATTGAGGTTGAGCATTTGTGATAGTACCGCCAACAATACGACCTGACTTTGTAACGCCATCTGTTGGATCATTCCAGTTGAACCACAATGATCCGAATGCAGCGGTCGTCTTATACCAAGTCATAAAGCTGTTGTATTCAGCATAGGTGAACACATACGTAACAGAGTGCTGAATCATCATGACGCTTGAATTCGGGCGTTGCTTTGATGGACCACTCTCCATATCTGTACGCAACATAGTAGGGACCGGCATCCGTTGATAATTGTTGCCTGTTAGTAAGATACCACCGCTGAAAAAGTTGATTGCTTCTGCCATAAATCTCCTTACGCCTATTTATGGCATTACATATATGCTTGCTTCTTTAAGCCAAACTTCTGCTGCACCCCTGTCGAGATAGGACCGCCAGTACGAAGATCGTCGGTAATGATTTGAAGAACCATATCCTTACCATTGAAGGTAGGCTGTGCTGACTTCACTTGCTGCGGTGTTCCGTTATTCGTCATCATAATGTGGATGTCGCCTGAACCCATTGATCCAGCTGCACTGTTCGAGATAATGTTGCCACCAACGTTAGGCACGAACATTTCTGGACCACGTTCCCCGACTGGTATAGGAACACCCGCCTGGACCGTTCCACCACCAGCGAAACCTGTAGGAAGGTTCATTGGAATATTATTGATGTCCTGATCCGAGAGAGAACTAATTGAACCCACTCCATTTGCATCAAAACTCCCTCCCATAATTCCACCTACGATACCGGCGATTTCTTTTTCGAGAACGATCTTTGCTAAATCTGACAGGATGGCTTGAGTCAACGATGCCAAGTTCAACTTGCCAGTCATCATCATTTGGACAAGGCTGCTCGAGATACTTGATGCTGTGTCTGCTGCAAACTGCGACATCTGTTTTGATGTGTTTCCCCATACGCTAACCAAAGAAGTCAAAGGCGCATTGTTTGCTGCTTGGATCTTATCTGCCACCGCCTTTGCATTGGCTGTCTTGGCTGCGTCCAATGCATTATTGATTTGAGTCATGTTTGCGTTGTATGTGTCATCATTCAACTTCTTTTCGGCGTACATCTGCTTCTGAAGGTCGACTTCCTTCTGATAGCGTTCTTGGATAGCCTGTAGCTGCGCATTGCCTTCATCGATGATCTTCTGGGTTTCGTCTTCAACGATACCCTTCGTTGCCTTTGCGGTATCGTCTGCCGATTGTGTTAGGTATTCCTTTAATTGGTCGGCTTGCTTCTCTTGCTCTATGTTGTCTGCCTGTTGAGCCTTAGCAGCACTATTTGTCGAAATGGAGCTTACTGACGATCCGAATGCGGTACCGTAAGCAGCTACTTCACGATTGTAGTCTTGCTGACTAATCTTCTTGTCGTTCAATGCCTTCTGTAGATTCTTAACGTCGTCGAGGTATTGTTGCTCTAACTCGTCAATCTTTGATTGTCCTTCTGCGATAATCTTCTGACCGGCCGTTTGTTCCACTCCAATAGACGAATCCGCGCCTGCTTTACGTAGCGCCGCCAACTGGCTCTGGAATGTTGATTCCATCTCTAATTGTTGCGATTGCGCTACCTGTGCCGCGCGAGTACGTGCCGCTGCTTGTACTTGTTCGATCGTTTTGTCGTATTGCTCACCAACTTCCTTTTGTCCTGTTGGATCGTTATTCATTGAAGCCACTTGCTTCTTCTTCTCCTCCTTTAGTCGCTCTGTTTCCAGTTCTGCTTCTGCAAGGATTTTCTCCACTTCGTCTTTCATTGTTGAAATGCGTGCTTCTGATCCCTTCTGGGCAAGTGAGTTCAAGGCATCTTCTTTCTTCTGTTCATCATCTATTTCTTGTTGCGACCTAAGAGTTCCGATCTTGGCACCAGTCTGGACACCTTCATTTTGTGCTTGACCACGAGTCTTTGGCATCAACTTTCCTGCCATGTCATAATTACCGCCTTGGTTTAGTTCACCAACAGCAAGGTATTTCGACATAGTAGTAAACCAGCCCTCGGCAGACTCTTTGTTTGAGGACATTGCCTTTTCCCAGTTCTCTGCAAATTTAGCGGGATCTGTCTCACCAATTAACACGTTGTAGTTGTGAATCTTCGTAGCAAGGTCATCACCGGACTGTTGAATCATTGCAAACGCTTGACGAGCGGAGTCGGCTGATCGTGGGTCCAAACCCAACGATGTAAGAATGTTTGTCTGGCTCTGAGATAGGTGTCCTACACCTTCAGTGGCACCAACAATCTGAGAGGACAATGTTTTCAATGCCGCTGACATTGCCTTGATCTGGTCTGTCGGCAATTTCATCTCGGCACTTTCATCTGTAAGTAGACGCTGCTCTTCGATATATTGCTTTGTTAGCTCATACAATGTGCCAAGCACGGCAACAGCGGCGGTAATTGCAATCAATGCTGGACCACCAAGGCTGGATGCGAACGTTACTAGGATTGCCTTCAATGCATCAAACGCGCCTGACGTACCTTCCGCACCGGCCTGCAACAATCGAATGGATTCACGGAGCTCACGCTTGCTTCCAGTCTCTGACATCTTCTCACCAAGAGATGAGGTTGCATTGCCTAGGTTCTGTGTCGCTTGGGTCGCACCCGCCATTGCAGTAGTGGCTTGCGCCATTGCCGCTTGCGCACCAGGACCGATACTACTGATATTCGTTTTTAGGTTATTGACGCCACTGTTTGCCTGTGAGGTATCTACACTGACGACGACTTTTACGCCATCTACTGAGGTGTCTGACATTCTGCTTCCTTGCTGTCTTGTTCTGCCTTGGCAATCGCCTCTTGATTCTCAAGTTCGACCTTGCGCCTAATCTCTTCGAAGACTTCCAAGTCTTCATCGCTGTAATACGTATTTATATCTGGCAGTAGGGCTGAGTAGGCTGACATCAGCTCTATGAGCGTCGAGTTCCAGAATTGCTCCGGCGACCACCCAAGTCCGATGTTGTAGAGTTTGGCTTCTACGGAGATAACCGTAGTACTGCAAGCCATTGCGAGGTAGTCTTCAATCGGGAAGGCTTCGTTGTTGTATGCCTTCTTCTTATTGGTCGTACTTAGTTTTTTTTAATGGCATCACCAGACATGGTGGATGCTGTCAGGAATTTATCAATGGCCACAACGACATCATTGAAACCGCCTTCCGCCATATTCTCTTGTAGGCTATCTGCCGCGACCTTATCGCCAGCACCTTTAATTCCCGCAGAAAGAATTGCGAACGCCTGAGAGGCGGTCATCTGTCCTGCCACGAATCGTGGAAGGAACTGCATCAGTGAACAACCAACAGCTGCTTCAATTTCTACGATGCAATTAAACGTAGGACGGAGAGTATATGACTCTCCGTTTAATGTAACCTCGACTTCATTACGATACTTGTTAGCCATTAGCTATTAAGTACCTGGTGTGAATGTTACTGCGCCTGAGCTATCAAGTGATAGGTCGTATGTCTGCTCGCCGTTATATGTACCTGCTACTTTGTAGCTAGTAACTGCGAATGTGCCGATATAAGTATCGCCGTTTCCGCAACTAAGCTTCAATGGAAGGAAGGCATCTGGAACTGCAAATGCAGCAGCCTGAAGTACCTTGTCCTGTGAAGAGTCTTCGAAAGCACCACTCAAGCTGATTGAGAAGCTTGTAATGCCAGCGCCCGCAAGCAATGTCTTTACACCGCCGCTTGTGATTGTTGTTACGTCAACCTGTGACTTGTTTACTGTTAGTGATGTTGCACGAGCAGACGTTACAGGTGTGTATGTTGGCGAACCACCACCACTTGATGTTGAAACTACTACTAGATTGCCTTTTTGTGCTGCTACTGTCATTTGAAATTCCTTGTTAAGATCTATGAGCTTTCCTTAGCTCATGGTTGTTATCATCTATTTATGAGGCTTCGACGTTGATGTTAAACTTTTGTATTCCATGCACGGTTAAACCGTCTGGATCCTTTAGCACTTGGGAACTCATATATCGGATGATTGATACATAGTGACCACTCGATAGGGTTAGCGGCTGGTCATGTAATGTGTCCAGAATGGCTCCCATCATCGTTTTGAGCTTCAATTGTGATAGGTCCTGATCCCAGGAATGAATCATCAAGCTGATTGTTTGGCGGAAGATTCCCATCGTAGAATTGTCAACCGTGGTCATATCGCCAATCGTAATGAACGGAGTGGATGTGCCCTTCGGCACCATGTCATAGACACCAATGTTGTTCGTTGAAATATAGCTGTTTGCGGTCAGTGCTGCGTAGATTGCGGCTTGTACTGGTATCTGTGCATCCTTCATTACGATCCTTGTAGGGCTTTTGTTATCAGCTCGAGGATCGCCGTACGGTTCTTCTCGAGTGCTGGATGTATGTATGGTCTTTCCACCATATTTCGGGTACCAAACTCCAGGTAGCTGCCATAGTCCAGTTTGGTTCCGATTGCAATATTTAGACCATCACTATCTACCCAATGCTGGATCGAGCTGATTAGACGACCTGTATCTGTCGCCGGTGCTTCTCCTGGTGCGGACGCCTGGTGAGAAATGCTGCCACGACGGTAGATTTGACCTGTCTTCGAACCGTGGGCGATTGCCAGCTTTGCGTCGCTCTCAATCATCAAGGCTCCCTGTAGGACAGCCTTCTGAACCTTTCCTTGGTCTACTAGGGCGTCTAGTTTCTTGGCTACTGCGTGAGAGCGGTCAGTTAATTTGATGGACTGATTTTCACGATCGTGGATGGCCCATCACCGATCGTGACCGCGGCGTCGGCGCCGCGGTCATTTCCCCCGGTTTTCAGAACGGTGGGTCCTCAAGCGGTAGCTGTTGCGTGGGCATGCGACGATGGCGGACGGCGCGTTCATCGATGGCGCGGTAATAGCGATACAGTTGGATGCCGTAACGCTGTTGGAAGCTGTTGTAGAGGTCTTCGAGGAACTGATCGAGGGCGGCCGCGGCTTCATCGTCAAGCTGGGGGAAGACGAACGGTTCAGGTTGGTCGCACATGTCAGCGAGCCCCCGCGACACGACGCGGCGCATTCGATGCCGGCAAGTTAAATACCTGGAAGTAAAGCTTTTCGTCCAGCACGGTGGTTTCGTTCTGCGCCGCGGTCATGAGCAAGTCCGCCGCCATGCCGATGAGGATGCGGTAGTTTCCGGCGGCATGGTCACAGAGAAGGTGGCGCAGCTCCTTGGTCATGAGGCCGGCGTTGCCGGCGGTGGCAAGTAAGTGCTCGAGGCAGGTCAACAGTTCCTCGCGGGTGGCGGCACCGGTCATCAGCCGGGTCCGTATTCGGGATCCCAACGGGATCAGATCCTCTCGCCGCAGCTTATCGAGGAGCCGAGCGTCGCCACTGAGCACGACGCACAGCAGGGCCTGTGAGTCGAACCGAGCACTCGCCAAGAGTCGCAACTCCGAGAGCACCATCGGGGTCATCTCCTGGGCCTCGTCGATGAGCACAACGGGCCGGCGCGAGGCGGAACCCAAGTGATCGAGCCAGCGAGCCCTGAGCGCCTTGAACCCGCCCCAGCGGTTGCTGACCCGGATGGAGATCGAGAAGATGTCACCGAGTTCGCGGTAGAAGTCGGAGAGGTTGCTTTGCGGATGATGGATGACGCCGACCGAGAGGTCGGCGAGCCGGGATAGCCGCTCGGCGAGCAAGCGCATGACCACGCTCTTGCCGGTGCCGGGGTCGCCCTGGATGAGCGCGAAGCCGCCCTCGCGCAGGTGCGCCTGTTCGATGCGCCAGCAGAAGTTCTCCACCTTTGGCGGCACATGGAGCGCCTCGATCGGCACCTCCGGTGTGAACGGGTTCCATTTGAGGCCATACAGGGCCAGGAGCTTTTGGTTCATACAGCATCATCCTTCTCGGGGGTGGGTAAATAGGCCGGCGGCAAGCCGGTGGCGGCGTAGTCGGCCATCATTTGCTTGAGCAGCGGCGCGATGCCGGTGGCCGGCACCGCGCTCGAGTCGGTCGTCTCGGGATCCAAGCGGCGCCGCAGCGCGTCGGCGTTGGCGGCCTTGTCTATCGGACGGACCGGGCAGAGGATCTGCCCGGTGCGCGCGTCGATCAGATCGACGCGGCTGAAGTCCCAGCGGGCGTAGCGCAGATGGATGTGCTCGAGACGCCGATACCGCGAGGGGATCTCGAAGCGTTGACCCTCCAGACTCACCGTGCCGTCGGAGCGGCGCTGCTTGCGCTTGACCTCGATGCGAAAGGCATCGCGTAATGCGTCGCTGCCCGGGCACTCCCGGGCGACGCTGGGGCCTGCGAGGTAGCGCTCGAGCGGCGTTTGCCCGAGCTCACGGTGCACGGTGCGGTGATACTCCTGGGTGATCCAGGCCTGGGTGGCGAGGTTCAGTTGCTCGAGAGTGAGGTTCTCCTCGCCCTCGAGCATGGCGAGCAAGCGCCCCTCGACGCGACCCCAGATATTTTCCTGCTTGCCGTTGACATGCGGTGAGTACGGCAGCGTCGGCACGTGCAAGATGCCGAGGTGGTGCAGCCCTGCGGTGAACTCACCGCTGACCATCGCCGAGCCATTGTCGGTCATCAGCGAGCGTGGCAGGCCGACCTTCTGCAGCGCCTGGCACAGGCCGTGGACCAGTTCCCGGCTGCCCTCGTGGGTGTACCACTGGGCGTGGCCGATGTAGCGCGAACGGTCGTCGATGAAGCCGACTAGAAGGGGTTTGACGTAGG